GTGATAACTGGCTCAGATGGATAAGTGCCGCCATTGTGCACCGTGATGGTGTCGGATAGTGTGTCATCGTTTATGTTGTCAGCCGTCTGCGTGGCTACCGAGTGGGCGATGCCACCATCGGGGCAGACAAAGCTGATTGAGATTGTCCCTGATCGGAAGCCTTCGGTGAAGGTAGGCTGACTGTCTACGATGGCAAGATAATATTTATCCGGCTCATCTCCAAAGATTAGTTGCTGTGGTTCGTCCTTATCAATAGCGGCGGACAAGGCACGTCTCAGTGGCACCAAATCATCATTCATAACGATCCCAGTTACCACAATCGTCTTGACATCCCGTGACATGTATTGCAACATCTGGCCATCGCTGATGCCGACTTTTTGCATTGTGTTGGTATGATTAGTTCCTACATCACGTTTGACCATCTGTACATACATCCATTGGGTAATATCTACTCCGGCGTATGTGATTTTTATGCCTGCTTGTTTCAATTAAACGGTTCCTCCTTTCCAATAAGCATTGAACCTGTCTGTTCTGTCGTTGTACTGCTTAACTTTTGGTGCAACTTTTGGATAAAACTGGTCGTCACCAACTTGCAGAACAAAGCTGAGTTTCGTGAGAAGATCAGCAATATTGTCCAACTTCTTTCCTAAATCATCTGTACCGCTGTTTTTGGTTTCAGTAATGGCACCATTGCCCAAGTTGTGATTGATGTTGGTAACAGCCTGTCCCAATAGTTGCCAAGCACGGCTTGTTTTAGTTAACGGTAGAATTGTTTCTGGACCATCTTCGCCAACAAGCGCATGGATTGGCCGTGTGATCGTGGCGCCATTGGCATAACCTTCAGGGCCGCTTACACGAGCAAAGGCAGAACTTCCAGATCCGTAGATGGACTTCATGTAGTGAATACCAGCAAGCAGATCATCGTATCCGTTATAGACATCGTTGTGGCCGGGGAACTTAAACGCATTGAACGTTGGTCCAATGGTTTGTACAAGCCCCATTGAAGGTATGCCGGCTTTAGCGTTGCTATCCCACAGGTTAATGGCCCTAGGATTACCATTTGATTCACGCTGGATAACGCGCATCCATGCAGCAACTTGGTATGCGGAGGCATCAAAACCATTGGCCTTTAAAGCTTGAATAACATATGGCTTCCAACGTTGCACGCCTGAGCCACCGGGGTTGGCCTCACTCATTTCTTCTTCCAACTTTTTAATGCGGTCAAAGAAACCTGCTACGCCTTTTACATCTTCATCACGTAAAGCGGCTGAGGTGTGTTGAGCCATCGATCCAGCACCAGCAACCGAATTAACGTTGAATATTTTCCCCGCTAAATTGGTGAAAAACTTCAATGGATTCCCAACTTGTGTCAGAATATTGCCAACTGTTGAGCTTACCTTATCCCATACTTTTGATGCCGTCTTCTTAATCCCGTCAATAATGCCGTCAAGGCCGCCTAAACCATTAGCATAACCAGGCAAAACATGTCCCAATTCTCCAGCCAACACCTTAGAAGTATCGCGTGCGTTTAAGATGTAGTCACCTTGCTGTACTTTCGTCAGCTCGGGACCGTTAGCTCCCAACAATTTATACGTACCAGCATAAGGCTTGTACTGAAGCTCGGGACCAGCTTCACCAACTAGTGCCATGCCATTCTGAACGGCACCACCATTTGCATATGCAAGTTGTTGAACCTGCGAATAACCATAAGTTGGCTTGGTTGCTGGCATTTTGTCTCCACCAAAGAAACCAACAATTTTGTTCCACCAACCAGCTAATCCACTGAAGATATCGCCAGTGCCATCCGCTTGTTTAGAAGCAGCATGCATAGAGCTGTTAGCTTGATTGCGTGCATGGCCAGTAACATTTTGTGATTGGGTTGCAGCATAACCACTAACACCAGTCATTTGCTGATATTGAAGATTAGTTGTTTCAGATCGTTGCTTGTCAATCGCACTAACTGTGTCTTTGTACTGGTTAGTGGCATGCTTTGTAACTTTGTTGTACTGGTCTTTAGCGGCGTCCGAAGTGTCATCTCGCTGCTTTTTCGCCTTTGAAACAATATCGTCATACTGAGACTTGCTAATAGTTCCCAAGTCTTTGTACTCGTGATCTGCCGTTGATTTGGTACTCTTATAGCGATCATCAGCAGCCTTGATAATGTCATCACGCGCCCGCTGTGCAGGTTTGACTGCAGCATCATACTCCTTCTTGGCATTTTTGGCGGTGCTGTCAATTTGAGCAAGACTCATGCTGCTCTTTTTCTTGTTAAATTCATTAAGCAGCTTTTCTTGCTGGTCTGCACCGTTCTTAACAAGAGTTGTAATTTTGCTATTGTTGGTAAGCTGATCCTTTGCATATTGGTTTGCGTAGGATTTATAGGCCGCTAGTAGTTCCTTGTTCTTTTCGTTTTCATATTTCTTAGAATTAGTGCCGTACTTTTGCGCAATTTGTTGTAGCTTTTTAGTATTGCCGTTAGCAATATTTTGTGATTGCGTGTAGTAGGCATTGGCATCTTTAGCCATTTGAGCATAAGCAGATTTCTTTGCATTAGCTGCCGCTTGATCAGATTTTTTAGTCTTAGCAAGTTGCTCATCGGCTTGTTTCTGAGTTAAGACGCCTTCTTTAACTAGTTTTGCTAAATCAGATGCGGAAGCCTTTTCTTTTTTGGCATAGTAGCTGTCAACACTCTTGCTCATCTTTGAGTAGGTATCGTTTACAGACTTTTGTGCCTGTGCAATGGACTTAGGGTCTGTGCTAAACGAAACAACCAGCTTCTTGGATAAAGCCTTGGTGTATTTGGCAAATGAATCTCCCAATGCCTTGGTATCAGAGCTAAGTTTAGGAGCCTTAACTGTGACGCCCTTGCTAGCATCATTCATGGCCTTCTTAATTGACTTGGCCCATCCCTGCACAGTCTTAGTTGATCCTAATGCATCACCAATCGCTGCACCGATACCAGCACCAGCAGCAGTACCTGCGCCCGGTATAACAGAGCCTAAAGCAGCACCTATTCCAGCGCCAATTGTTGTTCCTGTTCCTTTTGAAGCCGCCTTAATCTTTTCCTGTGAACTATTCGAAGTAAGTGCTTGTACAATACTGCCCGCAACATCAATTCCAGCACCAATGCCGCCTAGTTTGCCTAAGCCACCTACAACTCGGCTGCCTAAACTGGCTTTTTCGACTGTGCTTGCAGCCGCGTTCGCCCCACTTTCTGCAGTGGCTAATGAACTACCAGAGCCTTTTAGCAGTGAAAAGTTAGACGCAATTTTGGCGAACAGACTTGTTTCGCTTAAAGCTTTCAGACCGCTGTACACATGACCTAATCCTGCTGCAAATTCCAGTGCTTTTTTTGTCATCCAAAGCCCTGCAATCACTTTGACGGTAGTTTGAATACCAGATTTGTTTTTGACAATATCATCTAGCACATCATGGATAGCTTTTAGCGGGTCTTTCATCGTCTTTGCATTAGCACCACCAACGTTTAGCCAACCAGCAATGTCTTTGATTGCAGTTTTAAACAAGGACCAGACTTCTTCACCAGCAATTTTGGCAATGTCCCACATATCTCCGGCAATACCAGTAACATCTTTTTTGTGTGCGGAAACATAGTCAAGAATGTCTTTCGCTCGATTAGCAATATTAGCTAGGCCTTTACCAAGATCGGTAGCCGCTTGCTGTACAACTGGTGAGGTTAGAATGCCTGAAAGAGATTGCATGCCGCTATTCTTAACATCAAAGAGTGGCGCGGTCATCTTCGCCTTTAATGTGGTCCAAGCGCCTGACATTTGAGCCATTGCGCCTTCACTGGTTTTCCCAAATTGGTCAAATGTGCTCTTGCTTGTTGTCCCAACTTTATAAACCAAGTTCATGAAGTCGTCAGACTTGATTTTACCGTCAGCAACCATTTTGGCAAATGACTCCTGACTAACCCCAGCAGCTTTGGCTAATTGTGCACCTAGGGTAGGCGCCTGCTTTTCAAGTTTGGCAAGGTTGGTTGTGGTTAAATCACCTGAAGCAACAACTCGCGTCATCGCCTTAGACAAAGCGTCCATGCCGTCTCCGCCTTTATGCGAAGCAGTGGCAATGCTAGCAATACCAGCACTAATGACGAGCGTTTTACTTGTGACACCATGCGTCATGGTATCAACGGTGGTTTGCATTTTGTTAACTTCGCCACCGGTTGCACCAGTCTCACTGCGCAAATATGACATTTGATCGGAAAGAATCTGGACATCGTTGGCCGACTTGCCCATGTTCTCCCACGTCATTTTGAGCTTTTCCCCGGCCTCGTTAAGTTCTAGCCCAGACTTTACTGTGTCAATAATGCTTGAGCTTAGACGTTGCCAGCCGCTTGTGATGGCATTGGTGATAAGGCCACCTTCAACAATTTTGCGAAGCAGACCGGGTGTTTTTTCGGCTTGCTTATTTGTACTTGTAATGGCTGATTTAATTCTGTTGAAAGCAGAGGGGTTAGCCTTGTCCATTTCAGTTTGCAGGCCAGTCAGTGATGACCTTGCTTTGGCTAAACTGGTAGCTGTTTGATCAACATGCATCTTCTGTGTACGCCATGCATCTGAGTCTTTGCCAGTGCTAGTGGCAATCTTATCCAACTCAGCTGACTGTTTAGACAACTGTTCATTCAGATTGCCAATGGAGGACTTATAGCCATCCATTTTTGCCTTGTTGGCTTCCTGTTGTTTGCCTTCAGCCTCTAAGCGAGTCACATAGACTTGGTTGGCACGTGCAGCAGCTGTGTACTCTTGCTGTAAGCCAGCTAATCCAGACTTTTGATAGTCCATGGCCTGTTTAGCACGGTCTTGCTGAGACTGCAAACCAGCAAGCTGCTTAGTGGCACCATCAATTTGTTGCTGATACTTTAAAAACTGCTCAGCGGTTTCACTAGTGTTGCCCTTGAGTTCACTTTGCTTAGACTTTAGAGCGTCAATCTTAGCCTGTTGTGACTCAATAGACTTTCCCAGTCCTTCATACTTGGCTTGGGCAGCGCCAACTGCATCACCAGCAGATTTCATCTCTGCCACTTGAGCTTTCCAAGCATTTTGGCTGGAACGAACAACCGCTGTTAATGATTTGACGGATTCGCTTGCCGACAATAGGTCCAGGGCAATTTTTGTGCTCATTGTTGCATTAATTTGTTTTGCCATTTAAAATCACCCTTTCTCCTTGTACTGCTTCCACATGATTGCTGGATCAATTGGACGATCCTTAGGGCTTTTTGCATTTAGCAAAGTTAAAAATCCGAAATATTCTGCATCCCAGAATTGGTCACTAGTCCAGTGCATGTTGACCATTGCGTTTTGTCCCATATAATCAAAGTCTTCAAGCTTATTCTTTAATTCAAAAACTCGTTCTGGAGCACTAATTATCTTCGTCTTTGCTTTTGCTGGCATCGGCCTTCTTTGCTGACATGTCAATGTCTTCATCACTAAGTCCTTGAACACGAAGGGCAACTCTAGTAGCAATTTTTACAGTTTCAGCGAATGACAAATTGTCCAGCTTTTCTTTTTCTGCTTTGTTTAAGTTAAGCGTATCGACAATAAAATCTGTATTGCTGTTGACCGCATTTAGGCTGGCATGAAGCTGCTCAGTAAACGATTTATCCTCCACATCATCTGACTCGGCCATGCTAAGCTGGTACTTTAGTGTATTTCTCAGAATACGATTTGTTACTTTGACTTCATGCATACGATTGCTAAGCTGGTTAACTTTAATTTTCATTTTTAATACCATCCTCTATATTTTGTAAGGTCGCTGTGGTGAATCGGACACCACCAAAGTCCACCAGAAAGCGACTTTTGAGCATAAAAAATAGCGCACGTTAGTGAGCCATTCATCAGTTGTTACTATGAAATTGTTTCAGATTGCGTCTGTCAGCACCGGCTTATTTGCCTAATGAGGGTGACAATACGTATCCGCCAAACACTTCTTTGTACATATTAGCTTTATCAAACTTAGAATCAAGGTCGCTGTAAATCTTGTACGGCTGATTATTAAAGGCCATAGTAGAAAGTGCTGTGTAAGTCAAAGTGTCATCTACGCGTTGTTCTGCTGCTGCATCCGTTTGAATGTTAGCTGCCGTTTCGGTCATGATGCCATCACCAAAGCCATAATAGACAAAGTGCGCCCTGTCGATAGTTTGCGTGGTAATAAGCAAGGCCACATGAGCCTTCAAATTCTCATCGGTCCAACCACCCTTGCTGTCACTAACAAAACCCTTGATTTGCTGTTTGACTTGGTAATTCAAGTTGTTAATATCCAAAGCCACTGTTGGTTCTGAAGTACCAACCATAACGTCTTGGACGTTGTTGTTGCCATAGGACTTAGCAATTGTACCTGCCAGACCAGTAATGTTGGCCGTCTTGGTGCCCAAGTCCTTGTGATCGACAGTATAAAGACCATCGGTGCTTAGTCCTGTATCAGCGCCAGAAATTAACTTTTGTTGTGCATCAACCAAAGCCATCTGAATTTGATATAAACCTACTGTTGCCATTTAAATTCCTCCAATGTTTTTTGTTCTGCTAAAATAAAATGTGTTAAAAAGTTGCTGTGTGTCTGGGTCTAATGTTCGTTGCCTGACGGCCGCTACCTGCCAATGCTGATGAGTAAAAGCCTTCATCATGGCTATCTCAATGGCTTCAGGATCAGAATCAAGCGATTGCGAGTACCAAATTTGTACTTCTACTTCCTGATTTAATGCCCAGAAATCATTGTTACCATATGCAGTTGGATCATTAGCCGCATCAGTAATCAAAACGACTGTTTTTTTCAGACTATCGACTAATTCTTGCGGCAAATTGTTGCCTTCAACCGCATCAATACTGGCAATCCCGGATTGGCTAAGCATTGTTACCGCATCATCTACGGCGCTCATTCATCACCACCACCATTCGCTTTGGCAATCATTGCCTGATATTTCTCGGCTTCAGCGGCAAATACAGCATCTTTGGCATCGTCACGGGCATTATCAACAAAATGGTCAGCATGAATATACTTGGTGCCATCATTCAAGAAGCCTGCAATGAATGCTTTATTGCCAAAACCAACCGTTGAGCTACCATTGTGATCACCGTCAATATCTCCCGCAGCACTACTGATGTCCTCGCTCAAATGTCCATACTTACCGCCGTCTCCCTTAGTATTTGGGTGTTTTTCTTTGGTGGTCTCTACTAGTTTCTCGGCGTAAACATCAGCACCAGCCTTGGTAATCTTCTCTTGGTCGCTAATAGACAACTGAGAAGCGGAAGCGACCATTTTGAGCCACTCTCCAAGTGCCTCATCCATATCCACGATTATGCCCCCTTAGTTGTTTTGACTAGGGTCAGATAGTCATAACGAATAGCATCGTTTGAATCATCTGGACTAATGTCTGAAATGTCATACACAATCCCATCAAGGCGTGCCTGTTTCTGACTAGCATTTCTAGTGTCGTGACGGACTATAATAGTGATTGAATTATCCAAACGTGTTCCCACAAGCGTGTACTGCTGGGTGAGCGTCCGTTTCTGCTGCTTTAAATGCAGGCTATAAGCTGGAACAAAGCTCGTGATATTAATGCCGGCACCAGTCTTGTGCGATTGTGGAGAGCCGAGATCAACCTTGCGGCTGAAATCACTCGGTTTGAAATTAGCTGCCATCAGCATCACCACTGTCTGAATTTTCCGGCTGATTGGCCTGCAAATGGAGTAACATCATCAGAACTCCTTGTGATAGTCCGTTTTCAAGAGCACGATCATAATATTGCTGTGTAACCATTGTCTTAATGGCAAGTTTTGCAATCGGATCGGATTCATCGAGAACTCCCACAGAGCTTGTTACTACCCCCGTAGCACCAGCAACCAAATTTGTAATGGTTGTCTTTTCGGCATCATCAAGATTAAGTTCTGCCATTAGGTCAGCAACAATATCAGGTTGAAAGCTGTTATCATCAGCCATTACTTCATCTCCTTCATTGGCCGCCTGCCAGTTGATCAGCAAACTGTTTCTTTCATAGGCGACCTTTCAGATTATTTACCTGCGCTAGCTGCTGGGAAGTTTGCTTGCTGGTCAGCAATTGCAGAGAACGATCCAGCCACAAAGGCATCAGCATCAGTTGCTTGTACATCAAAGCGGTCAATGACACGCAACTTTGTCTGATCACGTTCAAACGCTCCAGCACCGATATTGGTAACAACCAAGCTCATCTGTTGACGGTCAAACAGTGTGGCAGCCTGAGAAAGATCGCCATAATATAACGGATAAACTGGTGCAACAGAGGTGCCTGCGCTTGGCAGCCAACGGTCAGAGATGACAACCACCTGATGACCACGAATGCTGTAAGGCATGTCAGGAACAACGTTAGCCTGAATAAGATACTGGCCCATGGCGTCCTTAACCTTTGCTAACTGTGCAAACCCGCTAACATTGGTCATCAAAACCGATGTGGACTGGATAGCCGGATCAACAGCTGTGTAGATCATATCCAAGATGTCGTCAAACTTAGCAATTGTTGGCTTCTTAGGAGCTTTGTTCATTGCTGAAATGATGACGCCGTTGCGCGTTACAACATCCTTACGGGAAACAAATTGTTCAATCCACGATTGAATATTTTGATCGCTGTCATTAAGCAAGGTATTAGGCATTGTAGAAATACCGGCATACCGATGAATGGTGTATTTGATTTGTGTCAGCTTGGGATCATCGTTGTCACCAATAAGCGCATTCTCATCATCAAGATTTGCCAGAGGTGTGATTGTTTCAAAAGGCTCATACACACGTGATCCAGTAGGGGTAGAAACATTCTCAACCTGGACGTATTGTTCGAGTGACGCATATTGACGCTTGAGCTGATTGATGTTGGTCTGAATATCAGGCGGGATCGTCAGCCCTGCATTGGACGTATCACCGTCAGTGTTGCCTGAAGTTACCAAATCCGTAATCCGCTTCTTGCCCGTAGCTAAATCCACAAAATTGTGGACAAAGTCTTGGGCCTTAGACGTTTTCTGAATAATGTTTACTTTCTTGTCGGTAATGTCAGTTGGCTTTTCTGCCTCCGCTTCGGCTTTAGCGTCATCCAACGATGACTTTGCGAAATCTCGAGCGGTTTTAGCAGCCTTCAAATCATCCGTTACTTTCTTAACGTCATCTTCCGTATAAGAAGACGGATCAGCCGCCAAGGCAACCGCCATCTTTTGCGACTCGTCTTGTAAATCCGTTACCTTTTGCCCCGCTGAAATCCACGCGGTGTTTAAATCGTTTACACTAGCCATTATTTGGCCTCCTTATTTTTAATGCCTAACAACAAAGCCAGCTTAGGATTAATGGTTTTCTTTCCATCATCCTTAGGCTGGCTTTCAGTTGGCTTATTTTGCTGACTGTTTGCTTTTGCCATTAATGATTTAACACGGTGAATCATGTCAGTTGTTAGTGGCAAAACGCTGTTTGTAACTGCTGGTGCTGTATCAAACATGATGTCATCGGCGAACCCTTTCTCAACTGCCTCTTTGGCATTGATCCATGTCTCGTTAACCATCATGTTGTACACATCGCTTGGACTCATACCGGTTTTTGCTACATAAACATCAACCAATGATTGGTCAATACTGTCTAACGATTGGCCTGCTGAATTTAATGCATCAACATTGCCGTTTGCTGACGTTGATGCTCTGTGAATCATCAGTTGAGCTGTTGGTGCCATCTCTACTTTGTCTCCCGCCAAGGCAACCACTGATGCTGCAGATGCTGCAAGGCCAACAATATTGGTAATGATGCTACCTGAATAATTCTTGATGGCTGTTGCCATCTCGCTACCAGCAAATACATCACCGCCCGGGCTATTAATCTCCAAAACAACGTCCTGTCCGCTTGCCTTTGACAATGCATCAGACAAATCAGACGGGGTAACTGTTTGGTACCCAAATAGTTGGTAAACATCAGCATCATCTTCGCTTGAAATAGCGCCCTTAATTGGTACCGTTACTGCCATTCGTATCACCTCCTTTAAGGTCCGACTCCGCAGGCATATATTCAGGCGTATCAGCCGGCAAGAAACCGACATGTCGCAACAAAAAGTCGGATTGGTTGCCAGAAATCGCGCCGTTTTTTACGGCACCCCCAACGGCTGCTAAATAGCTGCTCCGATCCTGATCAATGGCTGGCTGAATATCGATTTCAATGGCAGCCGAGAATTTCTCATTTAACTCACTGGCAATAGCCTGTGCATATCGGTTGAGACTATTCGCATACATGCCCTCAATCATCGATAAGGATGACTGCTGGTCACCTTGACCATTCAAGTAGCTGTCAGGAATGTTGTAGACTTTCGCAATCTGCTTGCTTGTCCAGTCTGTCGATGATAGCAGCTTAGAGACGTCCGAGTTTAGTTCCAGTGGAGCATATGTTGTCAGCTCATCAAGCACAACTGGACCGTTATTTGAAGTTGCTTGAGTCATGAATCCTGCCGACAATGCCTGCTTTTCTTTGAGGCTTAGCGCTGAACCATTCTTTGCAGTCAACGTTCCGTTAGAAGTAATAGCCTTTGACAGCGCCGATATTGTCAACCCATTGGCGCTGTTTTTGATGTTCAGCTCGTTTTGCAGAGCCAATAGCGGTGACCGGCCAACTTCTCCACCATTCCCAATGCCGAGCAGTCGAAGATGAATCATGTCTGACTGTGGCACATTGTTCATAACAGAGATGCTTGGCTCATCAAAAGAAATATTGTAAGTGAGCCCAGTGCCATCGCTTAAAAGAAATACAGATACCTGAGACGGACGCAAATATTCAAGCCGAACGGGCTGACCGGTAAGCTGGTTGCGCCAAATATACGCATAGGCATTCCCGTCAAGTAGCAGTTGTGCCGCCATTGACTGCCAAAATGCTTGCCGGTTAGTAGTTGCTGACGGATGATCAAGAATCGTTTGTGTTCGCGGCTGTCCTGCTTGCATATAACAGGTTGCCAGATCAGCAGATAATTGATAGATCGTTGCATAAAGGTCTGAGTTGAGCAGAGCTTTCCGTGCGGATACATAAGCGGCCGGATCAACCATTAAGCCAGTCATCATGTCGCCATCGGCTGACTCAAGTACGCTCTGATATTGCGGTGCAGCACGATTAGTTGCTTTGTTATTTAGAAATCCAAAAAGCACCATCAGTCACCTCCTTTCCTGGCCTTGCTGATCACAAGCGCTGTTGCTACCAACAACATTCCCAAAATTACTTGTCCGACTAATGGACTGACTGAGAATGCGGCATACACTAGAACGCCAAATCCACATAAAAAAAGAACCGTCTCAATATTTGCAAAGAGAAACAGTCCTACCACTTTCAAAGTTTTACTAAATTGTTCAACCAACGGCATCACCTCCAAACCCAAACTGGCCGTCTTCGATCATTTTTTTGAACTTCTTGGGCGTCATCAGTTCAACTTCTTTGGTGCGGTCATTCGCTATTCCGTAATCCTCGAAGTGATACATGCCTTGATAAAGAGCGTCAATTAAGGCATCAACCACATCGATTTTCAACGTTGCTTTGGCCTTATCGACTTGAATCCCGACCTTATCTTCATAGATTTGAGCATTAAGCAATGCTTTTTCCATGATTTTGTCGTCTAATCTAGTGATCGATTTCTCAATAAACATCGTTTGCAAAAACTTAGTCGGGTCTTTCAGCTCGCCAGTTCGTTGCTTGACGGGCAAAAGATTCCAGCCAGAATTAAGCTCTAACTGTTTAACCATGCGTGTAGCACCCATTGCATCGTATCCAAAGCACATGACGTTCAACCGGTGCTTCTCAACAAAATCAATCAGCCATGTATACACCTGATCATCATTGATAATCCCTTGCGGATGGCTAGTGATTGTGCAAAAGCCTTCTTTTGCCAGCTCTCGATAGGCAATGCCATCTTGCTTTTCCTTGGCTTCAATTGATCCAGCTTTTTGCCAAGGAATAAACGAATGCTGAGCAATGTACCAGTGTTTTCCATCGCTATCTTCATACGGGAAAACAAAAGCAAGCGCAGTGTTATCGCTGAACATCGAATAGTCAAAACCGATATAAACATCACGACCATCAATTTCAAAGCTAGGAATGATTGCGTGTTCAACGTCTGCTAGTTTCAAGTAACTATCTGATGATTCTTGAAGCCACATATTCAGATTCTTGTTCTGAAAATCTCCAATATTGTTTGAGAGCATGTCACTATCACGTTTATCCACCAAGCCTTGCATTAACACTTCTCTTTGATCAGGCAAATCCAATAGTGGATTACTCTTAACCCAAGTTTCGGGCTTGAACGTCTCATTAAGACTGTCTTGCGCCCAAATAAGCCCTAAGTACGTATCAGCATCTCGTTTGTAATCCTGTTCCATGGCCTGCTGTATCATTTTCTGATCTTCATGAAACGGTACTCCGGGCTTAGGATAAGCTGTTGAAATTTGGATGAACTGGCGATTCTTAACTTTGACTTGTCCAGATATGATTTTTGATATCTTATCGCGGCTTTCGACTTCTCCGATTTCATCAAAGATGGCTGTCGTAAAATGATAGCTATCATATTGGCCCGATTCATGACTTATTGGACGTAACACGTTATTGTTGTTGCGCATAAGGATCTGGTCTGACTGAATACTATGGGTATCCAAGCCAACCTCAGACGCAAGCGACCTAAAAGGCTCATTAGCAATGATCTTTTTCATCATTCCTTTGATGTACCCATATATTTTCCCGGTTTGCTTGTAATTAATCGATGCTACTAAGAAATCTTGGTTGGACAATCCCAGCGATTCAACTAAATATGAGTAACACGCAATGATTGACATCATGTACGTCTTGCCTTGACCACGTGCAACACTAACAATGGCGCGGCTAAACCGTTTACCACCATCTTGGTTACGCCAGCCGATAAGTTGAGACAATATAAAAGCCTGCCAAGGCATAAGCTTGGTAGGCTCTCCGGTATCGACATCCGGGCAAACAGCGGCGAAGTTTAAAATGTTGCTAACCTTGTTTAAGTCATAATTGAATGGGAAGCTATGGTCACCTTCTAGTGAACGCTTTAGATCTTGTATGTGCCTGAAGGCCGCAAGTTTAATTAGATATCCGGCTTGCTGTTCACCGCTAAGAACGCTTAATGCATAAGCTGTCCCCGGGTCCCTAAAGGTACTAATAACTTCTTCAAAATTTCCACGCTGATAAGCCCCGAGAACATCATGGGATTGTGTTAAGTCAACTCGGTTCACCTAACATCGCCTCCTAAGAACTTCTTCATCTCGGCGACTACATCAGGCTTCTTGTCAGGCGGCTTAATTGTTGCAAGATCTGCACGGCTCTTAGGTGACAGCCCTAGTTGAATGCCAATCGCAGTCATTTGCTTAGAAGCGTCATTATATATGGCTGTGGCGGGATTGCGCTTATAACCCATGAAGTCTTTTCCAACAACGTCTCCCGCACTATTTTGAACGCTCCTGTATATAGCTTGCTGAACACCATCCTTTTTGATCGACTCGTATGCTTCTCGGTAAATCTCATAGGCACTGCAGTAGTTTTCAACCAAATTAGCATCGATGCGTTCAATTACTGATTGTTGCTCTAAAACAGGTAGAACACGGCGCCACATTGCTTTAGCGATTCGACCTAAATAAGTTGGCGGTGTGGTCGGAAAATTGCCGTTGTGTTGGTCTTTATAAGCTTTTTTGACGATCTCACCCACCTCCTAACTTCGGGCTGACCCCCCCTAGGTAAAATTTTTGAAAATTTGATTTTGCCACAAGACGACAGCTGGTGTGCGCTCCCCGACTAGAGCGAGTAAGGGGGGCGTCCAAAAAATTTCGCGTTTGTCATTCTCACTGCTGGCGGTCAATCAGCTCAACTATCCGTTTTACGTCACGCAAACGTTGCGATCCCTTGAGCACGTTGGATTGACCGGTGCCATAGTACGTTTTCTCCCAAGCTGTCTTGGCTTGGTGGCATGACTTGCAGCACGTGACAAGGTTAGACGCATCACTCATGCCGTTAGCATCAGCTTCGATTGGCACCACATGATCAACGATGTTCCCTTGTGTCAGTCTTCCACGTGCTTTGCAGTATTGGCATAGATAGTAATCTCGATCAAGCACCAGTTGACGAAGGTGCTTCCATTGTTGTGTTTTGTAAAACTTGTACTGTTCACGCTTGCTGACTGAACGATTGCGTGTGATGTGGTTGTACTTCCAATAGTCACGTTTCTTTTCGTCTGCTGTATCTTCCAACGACTTGTGCTGTGCGCAGTAGCGCGCCGGCCACTCCACAACATTGTGGCAACCAAGTGCACGGCAGCGATGTACTCTTGGCATTAGCTACTTCTTTCCTTCTGATACAAAGGTGAAACTTTCACCGCTTAATATCACAGTCTTTATGCCAGTTAGTTCAGTAATTCCCTTCTCTGCTTCAGCCACATCTTTATGATCATCAATTATCCCCGGAACAATTACTAGCATTAAGTCATGTCGTTCAATGTAAATAAACTTGCCCATATCAATCACTCCTCGTGTAATCCAATGACGATTGCCAATCCGATAAGCAGTGTCACCACAGCAATCATCACTATTAGTGGCATGAATACTAACAACCAACTCCATGCAATCAAGCCAAATAGCTTAGCCAGCACGAATATCAGTGTGAGCAGTAATAGGAAATTGCACATGCTAAATCTCCTCTCGATTAAGACAATATGATTGCCGAATAGGAACCGTTACCGTCAATGTTTAGACTAGTAACATCCCATCCTGATTTATTTAGCAAACTGATTACTTCATTAACGACTGCTGGATTGTACTTGGCAACGCCAATTGAGATTGGGGATGTAGTATTAATTCCTTGATTAATGGCCTCATTCACATCAGCAATCAGACTGTCTTTGTATTTCTTAGTTGCATTGGCACGAGTTGGCAGTGATCCTTCCATTTTTGGTAGCACTGGTGCTGGTGGAGGCAACTGACGGTGAGACAACTGCCTACTTTGGCCTTTAGCATTATCGAATATCATGTCTATTCCTCCGTGTATTGTTTGATCTTGTCAACCCGCAAGTCGCACCACGTTTCGTGGGTACCGTTCGCTTTATATACCGTTACGACTGGGAACGATTGATAGCCTTGTTTCCGGAACCGTTCAATGTCACGCTCGTCTGCTGTGATAGTTTGCACTGGCATGACCTGCTTTAGCTTCATCGCTGTGTGGCGACACTTTTGACAGTGCGGCTTTGTGTAAATTACAGCTTGCATACGTGTTTCTTCCCTTGTTAGCTCTTCAATGATTGCTTGCTCTGTGTGGCTTACATATCCGTATTCGACTCGCTTCATTCCAGACATGACTTACACCGCCAACTCGAATGAAAAGCCGCCGTGGTGCTTGCGCCTGCCGTGAAGACAGTGAGTTATACCTTGGCGTTTTAGTCCGAGAACTATCGCGGCTTCGTTCACACTGTCGAAATAGCGCCGCTGTCCTGAACTATTAATTGCATAGATTGGACATTCAAGCGCTTTTGCCACGCGTTCAAGGCGAGTTCCGTATGTGTTGTTATACATCACTGTGCAATACTCCAAATTAGATACCGCGTTGTTTGACTTGTCTTCGTCTATGTGATTGACTTCTGGCAAGTTGTCGGGATTGTCTAAAAATGCTGCGGCTACCAAGCGATGAATGGACACTTGCTTTATGTTTCTGTCCCGATATAAATTGACCTTGAGGTACCCGTTTCTATTTGGAAAGCTGGCGAGTACCTTTTCCTTTACGGAATGTCCGTTCAAGGCTACACGTTCAAGGCTCATCACTCGGCCAAGATTAGATACCTGATATAGTCCTTTGTAATCTTCAATGTCTTTCCAGATTTCCTTTTCGCTCATGATAATCACCTCTCAAACGTAATATATGGCTGTCGTATTGTTATCCGAATATTCGACCAGCTCAAACGTTTTGTGAGCAACCACGCCAATATCATCAGTCCATTTGTCGGTCGGCTTGCGCGTTGATACTTGACGCTGAACGAATCCGCCTAGGTCTTTGCTCATCTCTGAATGAAGATGCCCCGTAAAAAGCTCGCGGTTCTGTGCTGTGCCTAACATGAAACCGAACTCGTCTAGGTATTTTGCAAGGTAGTTGTTCTTGCCCTTGTCTCCGTGAGTGGCACCAATGAAGTTGTGACCAAGCATAGCGCCTTTGTAATGCTTCAGCGATATATCCCAAGTGATGTTCGGCTGGTTGCTGTATGCACGTTTCAATAGACGCGCAAACATATATCCAACTGACGGGTCGTGATTTCCGGCACAATACATGACCTCGCACTCATTGGCGTTCTTGATAATTGCTTCAATCAACGTCTCGAAGTATTGCTCCATTTCGTTCACAGTCTCGCCTAAGTCAGTTGTTTCGAGCTGTGTGCCCTTTGCTGTGGTTGAGTTGATATTATCCACATGAGCAAGATCACCGCCAAGAATGAGCAATATTTTGGCGTAGTGGCCGCGTTGAATGATATCTAGCTGCCGCTTCAATGATTCGGCATAGACATCAAACGTGTGACCGTTGAAATGTGTGTCGAAAGCAGGAATGACCAGATAGCGATCTGATTTCACAAAAATAGGAGCCTTAGCTTGGTATGGCTCCTTGTGTGTGATGATGTCATTCATCAATGATTCATATTGTTCTGCTTCAACTAACGGCCTAATTTGTATCTTGCTTTGATACAATGTTGCTTCAGGCGTCTGCTTCCAAAAATTGCTTGTGGCACGTACAAGCTCCCACTTGGTGTAATCGTACCCGTGAGCTTCCAAAACCTCTCTAGGCGTCATTTTGTGACCCCTGACAACCTTTAGAATGGTTTTACTGGATTGTGTTCCGTCTGAATCGTATTCATTCTTGACTGGTTTTTGGAATTCAATGCCAAGCCGTCTTGCTTTTCCCTGAAGCGCATCATAGCTAATCCCTAGCTTGTCGGCCGTCTCTCGTCTTGTAAAGCCTTCAGAGGCGAGCTTCCTAATGTCACCAATCTGTTCATCTGTCCATTGCATCTACTCGCCTCCTGAAATATAATAATTGTGAGCCACATGCAATCATGTGCTGCTCTTTTCATTTTTATTCCTCAGGCTCTCGGACTCGTCCCCGAGAGCTTTTTTGTTGCCTTAAAAATTTGAGTGAGATAAAATGAGTTTGTTCCAACAATATACTCACTTTCACTCCTCGGTACTACCCCACTCCTTAGCTCTCGGCCCCCAACCGAGAGCTTTTTTATGTGCCTATTATAAGTATTGTGTTACAATGACTTAGTGAGTTCATTCTCATACTCCAAAGTGATTGGCCTTCGTTTTCTCAGAGCGAGGGCTTTTTTGTTGCACAAAAATAGCACCTCACCTTTGCGAAGTGCTTGTGTAAATAAAAAGACGCCGAAGCGTCTATCGTTTGCGTTCATTCCAATAAAGGAAACCAATAAGTAATATCAGAAGAATAACGACAATCAGAAGCAAGTGCAGATTATTTGAGTCTGCGGTAGTTAAGGTGGTCATCAATTCCCGTCTCCTTTTTTATGGTCCTACTTATTTTCTTGTATTTCTTCTCGTTTTCGCCATAGTCCTTGAACTTAATCTGTAGTAAGTCCATAGGCAGCGCCTTTTCACCAGTATAGTCAGCTCTCAAGCTCGCTACGATGTATGAAATGCATACTAACGTTCCATCAGAATCAATATCACCTGCATAAGTTTTCTGCATATAAATTGAAAGCAACTTAACGGTTCTGGCAGAACTAAATTCCATAATAAAAGCCATTCGCTTATTCAACAAATTTATATGTTCTTGATCAATAGGCGCATCTTCATCGCCTGACATCTCATGAGCTTTTTTCTCAGGATCGATCAAGAATTCATTCCACCAGTCTAAGTTTTCCTTTATGTATTGACCGTTTGCATCACGATAGTAGCTATCAATCTGAAGTTGCTGGGCAGCATCCGCGGTGCGATCATCATGCACCCTGTTCCTATAAATATCGGGACTTTTATAAAGCCATACCAAAATTAAAACCAATAATACTATAAGTAACGCGGTATTCCAGTCGAAATTTTTTGATACCCAGATGGCTAAAACCTCTAAAATGTTATCCATTTATATCACCTCAAAAAAACAGTACCCCAGCATGAACTGGAATACTACATTGAGGTGATATCTGCGCTTCATATATCATGTTCTTGGAGTGACAGGGTCCAATGCAACCGGTGGGGCTCGAACCCACGACCGATAGGCTTATGCCACTGCTCTCCCATCTGAGCTACGGTTGCTGCTCGCTCGCCCAGTGTCAGATGGGGTCATCGCAAGCTGTTGTGCCCGGTCGCTAAACTGGACAATGTGGCATGCGGGAATCGAACCCGCCTGACTATCACCGTCAGTCCATTTGCCACGCCTTGCCACAGCTTTATCATCACTGAGGCTCGGAGGAAAAATGTGGTGTCTCAGGTTTCTCACCTTTGGCACAATACCATCATATGACGGAAAAGCGTGCTTTTTGTTGCATCATTGTTGCACGGATGTTGCATCTAGTTTCACTAGTGGACATATTTCAGCAAAAGCATAGAGAGCTTCTTGTGTTTGTCGCCAAAGGGTCGTTCGGTCAACATGCAAGCGATTAGCTAACTGAAGGCTGGATTTACGTGTCGTCTTTGGAGTCAGATAGCTCTCAACTAAAATTATCCGGTAGTCTTCACTCTCTATAGATTCAATAGCGTCTTCACAACACGCTATATAGTACAGCTCGTCAGCGTGCGATATTACCTTGTCCTCGGCTTTGTTACCATAGCTAGGTGGCTTAGGCATGCCGTCCATAACGGGGCTTCTGAGCGCTATTTTGGTGCGTTGAGCGAGCCGCTTGTGATGCCAGTAGTTCCCCAAGACCTCTTTGGCGTTTTCAATTGTTTTGTCATGATCAATTGGGCTAAAATATCTCGTTGCTCGCACCACTGCGTCCACTCCTTATGGTATAATGAATTTTGTAAAAGTTTGGGGGATAAGCGTGCCGCGATGGTGCGCTTTTTTGATACTCTAAATGTGCTTTCAACGCGTGCGTTTGCTATACTACCTGTGGAGGCCAACTCCTAATCTTTGATTTCATTTACTCTCAATCGTACGTCTGGCCTCCAGCGCGTCCTTCATCAGGCGCGCTTTTTGTGCTACACTTTCCTTGGAGTGTCCCTATAAAAAATCTGATGCTATTGGGGCAATTTGTCTACACTCCAGAGCGTGCTTTCGTCCAGCACGCTTTTTGTTTACCCAAATGCGGCCTTCCAGAGTACCTTTACAACCCAGCACCCCACAAGAATGCAAACCGCTGTCGTGAATGCACAGCCCACGAAACAACCTCCAAGTATACCAACCTGCGCTATCCTCTCTGGCTTTGACTGACGGTCATCAGTCATGTTCTTCCTCCACTTTCACGATTTCGCCGATTTCCTCAACGCGCCAGACACCTAGCAACCAAGCCATGACGAATACGTCACTGTTGCTGATAATCCAATCCTCTACTTCATCGGTGAGTTTGCTAAATCCTTGACTTCGAACGAACTTGAAGCTGAACATCATGTACGTCGGGATGCCATAGGTTTTCCCCCACTTGATGTACTCGCCCACAGCCTGCGGAATCACGGAAAGCTTGCACGGTGATGCTGCATCGTAGCGTTTTTCAATCGGGTCTAAAATGTCACGAATCGCCTTACCAATGCTGCCTGGAGCACAACCGTTCTCGTCTGACGGATATTGCGCTGACATAGCTTGATCCATCGCATTCCCAGCGATTTCAAGTAATTCATCAAACACGTCCCGCTTCGTCTCATTGCTCATCGTCAGTCACCTCTTGGCCATCAATTAATGGTGAAAATGCCATGGCACCATAATCTATTCCGCCGTAATGATAAATAGTCGGCTCAAGTTTCCCAGATTCACCTAGCGTAAGCATGATCTTTGACTTCATAGCCTTTACAATAAGGCCACGATCGTTTTTAGTGATTGGAACGTCAGGAGTGTTAGCAAGCCTAATGTAGCCATCGTGTTCATTCACCATCCAGAACCGCTCGATATAATGTGTGTTCAAATAATCACCACTGTCTAACTTAATCAGCATCGTCAGTCACCTCTTCTTTCGTGAAAGGTGCTCCGTTCAGCTCGTATAGATCAAGCTGCTTCTGAGTAAATACGGAGTCTTCACCAGCACCTCTATATGCTGAGATGCCAAAAGTCCTATGCATATATTTTGGCTTGTCCTCACTCTGCCACCAGCTCTTAGGTGCTAAAACCCTATACTTCTTCTCCTTTGCCACGGTGTAGCCGTTGACGTAAGCATTCATCAGTAACTCTTCATCATCAGACTCGCTAGACATATAATCTGACGGAAATTTATTACCGCGAGCATTTTCAACGATTTCGGCTTGCTCTTTGGTTAGGACTACCTTTTCAGGCTCCTCAACGAACGTGACAACGTGGCCACCCTGCTCATCAGCCACTATTTCAGCCTGTTTCTTACTAGCCGTTGTAAGGCAACCTGAGATGTGTGGTATCAAGAAACCGGAAGTATCAAATTCCCAGTATTCGCCTTCATCGTCCTTTACCGCGTACAGTTTTTCTTTACTCATTTTTCGTCCTCTTCTTTCGTAAACTTGTATAAAATCCATTTGATGTCCACGTATACCGGTTCACCGGTCGCTTGGCTGATGTATACATCGTCTACTTCTGACTCCATTGGTCGGCCTCCGTTACATTCATTCAGCGTTGTCTGTATACAGCACGTTTCTGCTCTGGCATACCGGATCTTTTCGCCGGTGGTAGAACTCCTTTGAGACGCAATCTACGAATCTTGGCTTGAATGGTGCCAACGTTTCGATTTAATATTTTCGTCAATTTGTCGTAATTTGCTGTCACGCCAAAACTGTCAAATTCGATATTATTGATAAGGAGTAATAAGTCTGATTCATTCCACTTTTTTACCAGCATAGGGCCCTGCTTTCGGCAAATAGATTCAATGCCGTATTTGGTTCTGCCCATCATTTGAGCTATTTCTTCGTGAGTATGTGTTGATCGAAGTTTCATGATCATTTGCTTTTCTCTTTTGCTATAGAAGCTTCCATACTTTTCTATCTGGTTTTCTTTGCAAAACTTCGGCAATTCGCCACGATGTCTGAGCTTATTTGCAGCGTGTTTAACGCCCAGCACGGTTCTCCCAAACATGTCGGCGAGTTCTTCATAGTTGAGGATGGCATTTGTATCAGCTGCCATAATCACTTCATCTTGAAAGCGATCAAGTTCTTCAGGCGTCCAATTTTTGTTTACTCTGTCTTGTTTCATATCGTTCACCTCACAAAGCGGCCATTAATTGTCCGATCCTTGCATCTGCCGAAGTCTCTGTATCTTTCAGCAAATGGATATAGACCTTCTGGGTTGTCAGCGAGCTAGAATGGCCTAACCGTTTTGCGACGGCCTGTAAGTTGATACCCTTGCCAATCAGTAATGATGCATGTGTATGCCGCAATCCGTGTGCCGATATAACGGGAACGCCTGCATTCTCACAATGACGTTTCAAGATGTCATTAATAGTCTCGTTGTATATACGCTTTCCATCTGGTACAAATATTGGCTTATCCTTCGGCAAATTTTGGATCAGCATTGCAAACTTTGCTGCGGTTTTGTAATCAAGTGCAATTGTTCGCACGGATGATTTATTTTTTGTAGGGGCAAACTTACCTGTGGCGCTTTTGTAATCCCAAGTTTTGTTAACTCTTAGTGTCAAAGAGTCGAAATCAAAGTCTGCCGGTGTTAACCCGAGAGCTTCTGCAAATCTCAGTCCCGTCTTCGCAAGTAGCAAAATCATGTAATCATAATCTAGCTCTTTTCCCAAATTGAGATCTTGGAGAAGTTTCTCTAATTCTTCTGGCTGCAAAAACTTAATCTTGTGTTCTCTGTGCCTCGTTCCGCCAATAACTGCACGCAAGGTTGGATCTCGCTTAATCATTCCTTCGTCCAGAATGTCCTGAATCACGCATTTTAGCTGGTGATGAAAGTCCATGCATGTTTGATGCTCATGTGTCTCTGCATACTGGCTTAGAAGCTGCTGATAGCTTCTACGGGTAAGCTGTGTCACCTTTAGTTGTGGCGCTAACAATTTGAGCATTCGCTCGGTGTTCTCCCACTTGCGATAGGTCACTGGAGTCACATAATTGTGCTTGTATGTCTCAATCCACTTTTTGAAATAAGTCTGAAATAACTGTTCATTTCTCTTCAAGTTTGTCCTCCTTTACTACTGCTAATTCCTGAATGACTTCGTTGTATCTTGCGGGTATCTCTGTTGATTCAATGTGATTTTGTTCAGGTTCTAGCCATTGTCGAATATCAAATTCTTGCTCAACGTCTTTGCTATGCGGCATCACATTTACTGTGCTGAAATGCAAATAGTCGTCTTCATCGTTTTGAATGAAATATACTTGTCTAGCAGCACGTGTCAGACTGTCACCATGAATAATTGTTGCGTTCATGCCGCGAATGGCACAGTTGAATATCAAAAACGGCAACGTGCTATCGCCTAGCTCTTCCAAATGATAAAAATACATGCTTGGCCGGTAGTCCCACGGTTTGTGCTTCAAACGGTCTTGTTGCCATCGTTGAATCATCATTGAGCCAGTCCCAGCAGCAACCTCGTAATACTCGCTACTGTCGTTCGATCCAACGAGCATGTTCACGAGCTTGCTGATACTCTCCGGAGTGAAATCTTGTTTCTTGTCTTTGCGGTCAGCTTGAACGCTCATGAAATATTGCGAGAACCAGTCATGTGATACGTCTGTACTGACATCTAGGAATTGCTTAAAAAGCTCGTTACGCTTTTGCTGATCCATGACAATCTTCATCAATGCTGATGGCGCCTGCTGTGCCTCACGAACGCCTAACAGTTTGTGAACGACATCTGCTGTGAATTTGGTCGTCATTTGTATGCCTCTCATTTCGCACTGACTGACTTCACAGCCTGATCTGAATAGTCCCTGATGCTCTGCGCGTCTTTGATTGCCTGTGATAAGTCATTGTTTGCCTGTTTGGCGGCTTCTAACTGTGATGTAAGGTCGTTGATGGTCTGCTGTTTAGCATTGACCTCGGCCTGTTTCTGGGCGACTGCTTGCTGGCCTTCAACGATCTTTTGCTGAATCTGGGCATCTTTGCTTGCCATGTCGTTTCCGTATTGCTGTTTTAGGGACGCATACTGCGCCTGCGCGTCAGACAACTGATGTTGCAAATCGGACAAGCTAGATTGTGAAGCGTTGATCTTAGCCATCAGCTTGTCGATATTGTTCTTGGTCTCCACGATGTTCTGGTGACCTTGCCAAACATTATCGGCAATGGCGGTTGCACCGGCTCCAAACGTAAGTCCTGCCAAAACTGTTACTGTAAATGTCAATTTTTTATTCATGATTTTTTCTCCTTAATCGATCTCTTCTACTTCAATCTCAACACGAGGTTGATCGCTGTACCATTTGCCAACATGGATTTCGACTATTTGGTTGTCGTCTTCCCATAAAATACCGGTAAGCGCATCTGATACAGACTTGTAGTAGTTGTCTACATCAGGCTTAACTGTTGGCCTAACTTTGCCTTCTTTTTTCTGCCTTATTAAGGCCTTACTGCCAGACTTTTGGAGCGAACGGTATATTTCCATTGCCACCCTTATTGGGCCGCTTAGAGGATCAATATTTAGTTCTGACGCCACGCTCTTAACGTGCTGCTTGTAGTTTCTTGATTTAGTCGGGTCGTAAGCATGACCCATTCGCGTGAACCTCGGCCGTCCTTGTGGGACTGGGTTACCAGGTATCGTTAGCCTTATCACGCTGGCTTCACGTCCTCATGCTCAATCATGCTTTTGCCTCCTCAAAATTTTTGCTTCGGTAAGTTCACATTTAGCTTCTTCAGATATCCTCGCCAAATATCGTATGTGTTTTGGCAGTATGCTCGCGTTACTGGATCAGTTTCTTTTGTTGGTAGATATGCGCTAGTTTCTCCATAATATTCTGACTCAGCCGTCTCTAAGGCATCTGTCAAGGTAACGTACGCCCACTGGTACCAAAACTTCTTCATATCCGCATCGGCTTGTTGCGCCTTTTTTAAATATTCCATAGCTTCATCAAGCTGCAGAATGATGAACAGCGAGTATTGATAATGTCCCTCCTGCATGTACTCATTGAACTCTTTAAGTGTCATAGTTGGATAAGCCATTTCAATACGCCACCTTAAACTGCAGCTTTGGTGCGAAAAATCGAAAATCAATGCTACCAAGTGCTCCTTCACGATTTTTAGCAATTGTTAAAGTCACAGTACGGATATCTGATTTTTCGTTCTGCCGATCACTGTTCCAAAGGAATCCAACCGCATTGCTATCTTGTTCAATTGATCCCGACTCTCGTAAATCTGAGAGTACTGGTTGCTTGTCCTGACGATTCTCAATACCTCGTGATAATTGACTAAGCAAAACAATCGGGATACCAAGCTCGTTGGTCAGCACTTTGAATTGACGGGTGATCTCTTCGATTTGCAGACGGCGATCGGCTTGGCTACGAACACCAATCAGCCCGAGATAGTCAACAATCGCAAGGTAGCCTTTATCTGCATCAGCGGCTCGCTGCCGCATTGTTTTGACGATCTGCGGTAATTCCACCTGCTTGTCGTAAAGCTGCAAGTGATAGTCTTTAAGGACGTTTCCTGCCTTTTCAACCTCAACCTTCTCAGCATCGCTTAGACTTTTCTGCGGGTTGATGAATTTACCAGCACTGATGCCAGTCTTGCAGGCCAACAAGCGGTTGTAGTTTTCTGCATTTGACATTTCAAGTGAAAACATATCAACCGTTAATTCCGGTTGCTGTTTCAAAGCCTCAACGATGAGATTAACCGCGAATGCTGATTTACCGACACCAGGGCGCGCACCAATCGTCAACAAACGTCCCGGCATCAAACCACCGCCCAGAATATTGTTAAGAGTGAAGTACGTTTTAATCCCATTGTCAGTAGCACCATGTATCATTTTGTCCTCCATGGCCGCTGCCAAATCTGCAATGCTGCTTTCAGTTACCGTCTGACTGGCAGCAGTAGCATTCTGTGAGGCAACCATCATCGCGGTAAGATTGTCCTCGCTTGGTTCTTCCGAGTACGCTTGTGCTGTTTGAATGAGCTGACTACGGAAATAATCCCGTTTCAGCTTGCCTACCCACCAGTCAAAGCGTGAGGTGCCAAAATCGCTGGTCATAATGTATTGCCAATCTGTTACTGACATCACGCCAGGATGAGCTGTATCAAAACCATCCTGTAATTCCAGCGTGTCTACGTCACCTGGCAACTTGTTCATGTAGGCAACGACTGCAGCGTATTGCTGGCTGTTAAACCATTTAGGGTCAATCCATTCAGACTTGATGAGTTCCGGCTTCGTATATAAGCCATACATGACATGCGGTTCAGGATTGCTAGGGTCATAAAGCTTTTTCGTCAAGCTTGTTGCCTCCCTTCATCGTATTCAGCAATGTAACGTTTAGCATCTTCTGGATTGATCGGAATACCCTGCGCTTGGATTTCTTCAAGTACTCGGTCAGGACTGTTGTAGTCGATATACATTGCAATAGCAGTCTTCTTGGGATCGAACTTAGGCTTTCTAGCTTCCTGCTCATTTCGTTCTTCCTTTACGACCTCAAGGTAATCGTTCCATGCCTCTTGGTTGAAGAAAGTACTGCCGTCTTTGATAAACTGCTTCTCTGTGCCTTTGCTCTTGATTAGCTGTCGATAAGCCACAATGCCATCCTGAATTTGTCTGTTGGTAGCAGGGTTCTTCTTTCTACTCATTACCCGTTTGTAAGCAGCTAGTGCCGGCTTCTTGCCGATCTTCTTTGGATACAGTTTCCAGAGCTTTTCAAAGTCACTCTCTAACGTGCTGGATGCACGTATGTTTTTATTAATACTTGTATTATTCTCTTGCCAGTTTTCTGGGTGGGGGTCACCCAGTTTTCTGGGTGGGGTGGTGCAGTTTTCTGGGTGGGGGTTTAAACTAATAAATCTCTGTTCAACCTCCTTACTTCCGCTTTTATATTTAATGACTCTGCTGATATACGACTTATCTTCGAGAGACTTTAGCCAGCTTTGAATTGTGCTATTGCTAACCGAATAGAGTTTTGCAAAATAGTCATTTGATGCCCAGCAGTAACCGTTCTTATTGCTGAGTGCCGTGATCTCGCTGTACAGAAGCTTGGCTCCTTGTGGTAGCTGTTTGTCATAGCGCACATCTGGCGGAAGGATTGCGTAGTAACCTGGTTTCTCATTCATGATCGTCACCGCCTTCTTAGAATGGAAGATCGTCATCGCTAATATCAATTGGCTTGCCGTTGTTTGCAAATGGATCGGCTGTATTGGTTTGGCTTGCTTGTGCCGGTGTGCCGAAAGACGGATTAGAATTTGAAGAAGATTCATCTTTGCTATCTTTCCAACGGTGCTGAATCTGCGGGAAAGCTGTTGGCTCCCACTTCTTTATATGCGGGTAGGTCTTGCCGTTGTATTCTTCGTTTTTGACGGTAACTTTAACGGCGTGTCTAGCAAAGTCACGAAGCATTGAGGCAAGATCATTCCATTCTTTGTGATCTGGAATGCCAGCGTTTTTGCCAATCATGAACAGGTAACCCATTGCATAATCTCCGGTGTCTTTTTTCGGATATTGATTGTCGAAGATATGTTTGTTTTGATATTTCTGTGGAACGTCATTGCGTACGATTAGGTCGAACTTGATAAACTCGCGATCTTTGTAGTTGTCAAATCCAAATCGGTTAATAACGCATTCATATACACCATCTTGAATGTCGCCATTTCCTTCTGCTGCTTGTGAGTAGTCCATCGTAATAGCCATGTTTTAGTCCTCCTGTTTGACTGATTTTTCCTGATTTCCAAATTTGAATAGCTCTTTAATTGGTACTAACTTTCGATTGTCTAATCTGTTTTTAGCAAAGATTGCATCTGTTCCCTCAAGAATGACGCCACGGCCATCAGTCTTGGGATTAACTACTACGCGTCCTACAACGTCTGTCAGGCCTAATAGCCCGTCACGCACGCTGTCACGAATTGCTGGCGCATACTGGCTGAACGATTGCCCAGTTTCGCTTGTAACATCTCGTGTGTTCTCCCAAGCTGTTACCAGCACGTTAACTGGTGCGTCCATGAAGATCATGGTCATGATACGGGCAAAGTAATTTGTCCATCTTGAGTAATCCTGAAGCTCGTTACCAATACCGTTTTTACTGTGCCTGCCCATCTCAACAAACCAGTCTTTTTCGAACGCTGAGACATTGTCGATCACCAGATTGTCATATCCGGAAACACGCTCATCCAGATTTTTCAGAAACTCTTTCCATTCCTCGCTTGGCTTGCTTCGGTCAAATGGTTGCACATCAATGTTCGGTGCACCGGATAGCACTTTGGAACTGTCATCCAGATCTAGCACGAGTGTTTTGCCATCAAGATTGCGGATAGCTGATGTTTTGCCAACGCCGGGCTTTCCATAAATCAAAACTCGCCAGTTCTTTGTTCGATCAATTGCAGATGCATGTTTAATTGGCTGCATGATTTCCTCCTACTTAATCAATAAGTGCTCACCGCGTGGCTTAAGCTCCGCACCTAGCACTTTTTCTCCGGCTTCTAATCGTTCTCGAATCTTGTCTGTATCTGGTTCGCGTTTTACCTTGAATACATCAGCCTGCAAATTGCCTTGATCGATGAAAATTGGCTGTTTTCCGCCATTCTTAGCAACACTGATAGTGAATAGCGGTGTCTTGATTTTGCGTTGATTAGTTTCGTTCATTGCTTCAACCAACCGCTGTGAAATAGTACCGAGGTTAGATTGATAAGCTTTAATCCGTGCTTCGAAACGGTCACGTTCTTTTTGTTAGCTTCAATATCGGCCTTGATTTGTCGAATAACCTGTGCATATCCTTCGGCTTTGTCATTAATTGCATCCACGATTGAATCCATGGTGTCAGCCAATACTTCGGGATCAGTTGTCCCATCTTCAGCTAGTTCTAATAAACTCGCATATTTTCCTTGTAAGTCGTATAATGTTGACATAATAAGTTTCCTTTCTATCAGTCGTTGGCGCGCAGGCCAGCGGCTTTTTTCATGACTTGTTTGATAATGAATAGGATTGCGTGTGCACCATCTTCTTGACCCATGGCATACGTTTGATGAGGGTCTGTGTTGTTCGGCCCATAGTCAGCGGCAACCTTGTGATATGCCGCGATCTGGCGGTTCGCTTCGGCTATAATTCGTTCGTATTCCTGATTAGTCATTACGTCATCCCCTTAACTTCGCTAGCCGTGCACGTAGCTTCTCGTTCTCGGCAAGCAACATCTTTGCAATTGGTGTGTGGTTGCCGCGCATAATGTCTAACGTCAATTTGTTATGCTCTTTCAGCAAATCACCAATGGTACGTTCTGCTTCATTCAATCCACTGCCTCCAATTTCCGCTGTGGCCTAAGCAGTGACCAACGATCACGCCGAAGCCACCAGCAATTAGTAAATAACCAATCATTATTTG